GGCCTCCCACTCATCGCCAAGGTTTCTTGTTTCCGCCGTCACTCTGACCACTGGCTCGCTCATGCTGAGGACGGTATCAAGCGACGAAGGCAGGGCCGCGACGATCCGTCTGCGCGCCGCTGCGGGAATTGATCATGCGGCAATGAGACGATGCCGCTATGCGCCTGTTGAGCTTCCCGTTTCGACTCAACCTCACCGGTGCGATCGCCTCCGTCGATCAGGGCTCGGACATCTGGGCAGAGGAGTGCATCGCCATGGCGATGCTGACCCGCCCCGGTGAGCGCATTCAGGTGCCCGCTTTCGGCGTCAACGACCCGGCGTTCATCGGCTTCCAGGTGGGTTCGCTACAGCGCCACCTGACCGACTTCGGCCCTCCGATCAGTATCACCGAGGTCAAGACCGAGCCGGCTCGGGAAGGCCAGGAGCGGGTCACAGTGTCGTGGCGCCGCGCCGACGACGGGCAGCAGGCGATGCTGGCATGAGCAGCCCCGGCGTCATCCCGCCGATCGACTTGACTGGCTATGTCGATCTCCGCCTCTACGACGTGTCTGACCAGGAGATCGTCGACACCGCCATCGCCGCCGCTCAGTTGAACCTGCCCGGCTGGATTCCCAACGAGGCTAATACCGAGATCATCATGATCGAGGCGTTGGCCCTGGAGATCGCCGAAGCCATCGTGGCGGTCAATCGGCTGCCCGGCGCTGTCGCCGTCGCCATCCTCGGTCTCATCGGCGTCACCCGTGACCTCGGCGCGCCACCGATCGCCACCGCCACCATCACCTTCGGGGACCTGCTCGGACACATCGTGCCCGCCGGCACCCGGATCCACTTGCAGCTCGCCGATGGCAGCACGGTCACCTTCCTGGTCGAGCCGCCAGGGCTGACCGTCGCGCCCGGAATCGGTGATGGAGTGGTGAGCCTGATCGGCGACACCTACACCTCAGCCGCCAACGGCACCCCGCTCGGCACCGTGCTGGCCATGGCCGATCGGTTGCCCTTCGTCGATTCCGTAGTGCTGGCCGCCGCGGTAACCGACGGGCGCAGCCCCGAGACCGACAACGAATGGCGTGACCGCGGCGTTGACCGGCTCTCTCGGCTGTCCGAAGCCCTGGTCCTGCCTCGCCACTTCACCGCGGCGGCACTCGAAGATCCCCTGGTCGGCATCGCGATGGGGCTGGACAGCTATGACCCGGGGGTGGGCAGCGGAGCGCCGGGAGACCACCCGGGACACATGACGGTAGCCGTGTTGGACGAGGCCGGCTCGCCGCTGTCCGCGCCAGCCAAGGCAGCGCTGGAGTTGAGCATGGAAACCAGCGCGGTAGCCATGCTGAACGTGCACGTAATGGATGCCACGATCGTCACCGTGCCGGTGGCGACCACCGTGGTACCCACCGCGGGGGCGGTATGGGCGACAGTGGCGGCCTCGGTCACCGCCAGCATTCAGGCCTACATTGACCCGATCACCTGGTCGGAGCGCGACGGCGGCCATACGATCTACCTCAACGAAATGATCTCGCTGATCGACCAGGTCAGCGGAGTCGACCGAGTTGTCGCCGTGACACTGAACGGCGTTGGCGCCAATTACGTCATCGCCGGCATCACCGCACTGCCCGACGCCGGTGTCATCACCGTTACCCAGGGGCCGTGACCATGACAACACCGCTTGTCAGTGAGCCACTCCCCGGCGACGGGCAGGTGCCCTACATGACCGCGCTGGTGCACCGGCTCTACCATCGGTTACCGGAGATCTTCCGGGTGCTGGACGCGCGAGACTCATGCTGGGTGTTCAAGCGCTATCTCGGCGCCGTACTCGACCTCGCTGGCCAGATCGGTGACCTGATCGACGGCATCGCCGGCAACAACGCCGTCGGCCCCCCAGCGCCGCCCCCGTGGGGGCTCACCGCCGCCGAGCTGGCCACCTGGACAGCCGAACGCACCCAGCTCACCTCCGTGTTGGGGGATCCGACCGTTGCCGAGATCAACTGGCTACCCTGGCTGGGGCAACTCGTCGGCGCCCGGATCAACCCGGCAGCCAGTGAGCAGGAGCAACGCGACACCATCAGCTTCGCCACCTCCGGGTATCGCGGCGGCACTCGCCAGGCGATCATCGACGCCGCCAAATCCGCACTGACGGGAACTCAGCAAGTGGGCCTGTTGTTGCATCAGAAGCCCAGCGGCGGGGTGATTGTCGCCGGATCCGCGTGGGACATCACCCTCATCACCCGGCCCAGCGAGACACCGGATCCCAGTGCGGTGCTCGCCGCCGTGATCCGCAAGGGTGTCAAGCCGGCCGGCGTGGTGCTATGGCACTACGCCTACGAGGCGAGCTGGGCCGACCTCATGGCCGACTTCCCGCTCTGGAGCAACCGCAATGCCGCTACCTGGCGCGAGCAGGGAGAGGCGGGACTGTAGATGGCCGAGACTCGCAGCACCTACTTCGAATTGCCCCGCTACAGCCTCGACACCGACAGCGCACTCTCTCGGGCAGACTGGGAAGAGGCGATAGCCAGCCTCGAGCTGCGCGGCGCTTACGACGACGGAACGATCTCCGCCACCCTGCCGGTGGTCAACCTGAAGCCAGGGCGCTACGCCCGGCAGACCGTCACCGACGGCTTCGCGCTCTACCGGCGCTCGGCCGGCGCCTGGGAATGGGTGGGCGGCCCGGTGATGCCGGTGCGGCGCTACCACCGCGGCGCCGCGTCCGGGGACGTCGTGTGGAGCACCGACGTAGCCGCCAGTGCGGCGACTGCCACCATGACCGCCGGTGGCGAGCTGGCCACCAGTGGAGCCGTACGCGCCCTTCAGGGCGCTGTCGGCGCTGACCTGGGCACCGCCTTGGATCCGCTCACCACCGGGCGGCTCTATGTTCGTACGCGCGCCACCAGCGAGCGAGCCGTGGTGGTCTCGGCGCATGCCGGAGACGCCGGCAATCTCTACACCGCGCTGGAGTCCGGCGGGCAGGCAATCTGGACGGTGGACGCGGCTGGCCGGATGCAGGCCCGGCTAGCCAACGGGTTCGGCGCCGCGCCACCGGTCGCCGGAGTGCCACTGTCCTCGGCCGCCATCGTGGGTGCGGCCGGGGCCGGCGCGCGGCTGCACGGATCCACCACTGCGCCGGTCAGTCCTGGCCTCGAAGTGCACCGCAACCTCTCCGACGCCGCGGCGATCCTCACCGCCCTGCCCGACCACATCACCATCGGCCGCACTCCGTGGGCGGGCGGTCAGGTCTCACTGATCGCACCCGCGATCGCCAGTGCCGGCGTATTTACCCACGTCGGCTCGCTGAACGCCACCTCGCTGGCCGCTGCCGAGCTACTCACCGGCTGGGGCGGCGGACGGGTCGCCCTCTCGGTCGGCAATCTGGGCGACATTCTCGCCCCGGCCGCGGGCGACCTGGCTGTGCTCACCGTCGATAACATGCTCTATCGCTACACCGGCGCCACCTGGCTGGGAGTGCTGCACCTCGACACCGAGGGGCACGCGAAATACAAAAATGTCGCCACCCAGAGCATTCCCAGCGGCACCGTGCGCAAGCTCTATTTACCCACCGCGGTAGATACCACGACCGATGTCACACTCACCGCTGGAACCACATCAACCGGAAGCTATCTCACCCTTAATCGAGGTGGCTTGTGGACAGTGGACGCGGGTGTACTGTACGGCTTCGGATCCGGAACCACGTTCCGCGGGCTCTCGTTGTCCGATGATGTCCACACCATGACCTGGAAAGGCAATAGCGGATACAGCACGATCTCAGCTTTGTCGCTGGACGTGTCCACCACCCGCAGGTTCCCAGCCGGGCAGCGTGTTGCCGCGTGGGTCTACCACGAGGTGGGCGCGCCTATTGATGTCAACTTCGACGGCGAGTCCACTTCGCTCGCCGCCACTTGGAGGGGTCCGTGACCTCTATCGCTGATTTCAAATTCCTGTATCAGATGCTGACTCCAGAGGATATGGAAAGGATCCGCCGAGAGCGAACAATGCTGATCGAGGCAGACCTGTACCGTGCTCACCTCCAACTCGAGGACGCTCAGTCAGACGTGGAACGGAAAGCCGTCTTCGCCGACATTATCGCATTGCGCAATCGGTTGCAGCCGCACTACCGAGCGCTCGGCCTGACGGTCGATTCTCACGAGGAAGAATTGGAGGACCTCCATGGCGACGAGTCCCGACCCTGATATCTACACTCCGGAAAGTGACGACCATGATCCCGAACTGGCCGCAGTGATGCAGCAGGGCAGGGCCGATCTCGACCCGAACAACGATCTGCGTGATCCGTGGTTCCATACCAGCGAAGGTCAACAGTGGCTCGCCGAACGAGGTGAGCGCGATGAGCTATAAGTCCAGCCCCCGGGGATCCCGAGCGGTTTCGCTGGTCGCTGTGCACACCGCCGAGGGTGCGCGGACTGCGCGCAGTCTGGCTAGCTACTTCTATCAGCCGAATATCCAAGCCTCGGCGCACGCCTGTATCGATGCCAGCGAAACACTGCCCATCGTGGGATTCGACCGGGCCGCCTGGACGCTGCGATCCGGCAATCCGATCAGTGACAACGTGGAGCTGTGCGCGTTTGCCCGGTGGAGCCGCGACCAGTGGCTGTCCACTGGGATCGTCGACGGCTGCGCCAATCCGCGCGGCATACTTGATCGGCTCGCAATGTGGCTTGTCGATCGGACTCGCGCTCGAAAACTGAACGCCAGGCGGCTCACCGTTACTGAGCTGCGCAACGGCGGGTGGGGTGTCATTGCTCACGATGACTGGACAAAAGCATTTCAGGACGGAACCCACTGGGATCCCGGTCCTGGATTTCCGTGGGACTACGTTATGGCAACGGTGCGCAGGATTCTGGACTCGCCGTCTTCGCCGGTGCCGGCAATGGCGTTGCGTGGCCGCCCGCCGCGACGAATGAAAGGGCAGTGAACAACGATGGTTGACCCGACTAAGGTATACGGACTCAAATTCGACAGTCATCCAGATGTGTTTCTGGTCTACCCGCTCGGCGCGGTTCGCCCCGTTGGCCCCGGTGAGTGGAAAGAGCTGACGGAAGCGGGGGTTCCATTAGTGCTCGGCGGAACCGAGGAGGCTCATTTCACGGCAGTTACCCAGCAAGCGTGGGCCAGTCGTGGCTACGTCTTAAGACCAGGCGAATGACGCGCAGCGGAGCAAGGAGATCGCCATGAGGAATCCATTCGATCGCGACCCGGTACTGACGCTCAACCTGATCGCCGCGCTGGTCTACGGCATCGGTATGATCATGAACTTGAGCATCGACACCCAGGGGTATATCAACGCCATCGCCGTACTGGTACTCAACCTGATCGCAGCGATAAAGGTACGGGCCGAAGAGTGGGTGCCGATCACCACCGGCCTGTTCAAGGCCCTGTTCGCCCTGGCGATCTCGCTGGGGATGAACCTCAGTCCGGAGACGCAGGGAGCGGCCATGATGATCATTACCGCCGTGCTGGCCTTCATCGCCCGCTCTCAGACGGTCGCCCCCATCGACATCAACGGCAACCCAGTTCCCAAAGCGGCGATGACGGCAACCCTCTGAGCGTGTCGACTTGCCGGCCCCTTGCAGCCGTGATGCCCTTGCCTCATGGCTGAGACAACACCTCCAGGAGCGACACCGCCACCGCTCGAGACCAAAGACCTGCCGTACGCCGCCGTACCGGCGCCGGTTCCCTTCGCCGACCGCATCGGCTACGAGGCCGAGTCGGACGAAAGCGAGGGCGCCGCCAAGGACGAAGGCGAGTCGACGACCAGGAAAACTGCGCGTAAATCAACGGAACCCAAGGGCTGACCGTCAGCCGGCCGGTTTGCCTCCAACGGGCTGAGTGGCTTGCGCTTCCAGCGTGTGCACGGCGTCAAGCAGCCGTAACGTGGCCTGTCCGAGACTGCTGTCACTAGGCGACCAGTCCATCAGGGCGGCCAGCGCGTCGGCTTCGTTGGCCCACTGCGTCGCCGCGGTGACTACCGCTGCGGCAAGCTGGGAGACACTCGATGTCGGCGC